TGTAATCGACCTTCGATGCCAAACGCTCGCGATCCTGCGCCAAAGCAAGTGCATCAATGCGGGTGGTCAGTGAGGTGGTTTCATAAAACAATTCTGGGCTGACGTAAGATGCAGCGACCGTATTAACGAGCTCAGTGCGCGTGCGAGAGAACGATAGCTGGAAAGATTTTTCCCACGCAATGTCGTCGTCGGTGATTGTTGCAACGACCGCCTGATTGGCGCCGACGATAGGATATTCGCCAGTGACTGCTTCTATCCACGAGCCAGCGCAGCCTTCTCGCAATGGCGTCATATTGGTTTCGTGAGTAACGCCATCGCCAGAGGAAGCTATCAGGGCCGCACTATAGCGTTTGCTGCCGTCCGACATGACTTCATCGCAGATATTCATCGCGGTGAACCATTCAGACAGAGGCAGGCGGCTTGCAGCTACGCCTCGACCGACAATCTTCTCAGTGCCGATGTACAGGCCTCTTTCGAGATTATACATCATTACGGCGTTGTTATTGCTGAATTCCCATGTGCTCTGGTCATTCCAGCGATGCGTACCGAAGCCACCGACCGAGCTGTCTTTGCGGGGATCATAAAGAGGAGCACCGCGAACTTCGAACATGAGGTTCGGGACAGATGTGAGATTGTCGACGTCCGTAATAGTCGTGACGATAGCATAGCAAAGACCGGCACCGCGATGCGCTGTTGTCCACCGCCCAGCCGGATTTGCATAAGCGATCAATGCAGGATCGGCTGTCTGGTCAAATGTGCCCTGATAAAAGCGAACGAAGCATTGGCCGCCATCCTTCACACCAAGGATGCGGTGGCCATAGATGCGGCCTTCGTCGCCCTGCTGATCAGGCGATAGCGATTTCCATTCGCCGTCCATCTGCACGCGAAGAAGCTCAAGGCATCGGAAGTCCGACAGCTTGAACACGTCCTGGACAATGTGATTGCCCTTGTCGAACGCATTTCGATAGATGTGATGGCCCATCGTGCCGAACACACCAAGCCCGACCTCGCGCACGAGATTTTCGCCGTACTTGGTTTCTGTGGCCGACGCTGACGATTTAGGCGTCTGCTGGAAAATCGACGTCAGCGCATATTTAGCCGCGACCAGAAGGCCGCCCAACACGATGTTTGCAAGACCGGTGCCGCCGAACAGCCACGAGCCAAGGCCGACAAGCCCTGTCACAATAGAAACAGGGTCCGCCGCCGCAGGCGTTGCCAGCAGCGCGAATATAATCGCCAAAATGTAAAACATCAGGAAACCTTGAAGGCCATCTCGGCCATTGTGCGCGGTAGGAAGCGCAAACCGTCCTCGCCTTTCACAGCGAAGCCGTATTCACAGAAGTAGCCGACGGTTTTCTCGAAGATGCCAACGTCACCACGCTGCGCCATAGCGACAGGGATTTCTTCAAATCGGTCGGCCAACACCGCGCCAAGGCTGTCGAAGCCGCGCTGTTTGATCAGCCGATAAGCGCCTGCCCGGCTCTTGTACTTGCCGCGGACTTCTGACGCTGGATCGGTGCCGATAACGGCCTCTATGGCGTCACAGGTGGTAAGAAGGCAGTCAGACTTTCCCCAAACCAGAGGCGTGACTAAGTGCGCCTCCGTGACAGCCACGAGGCGTTTTTCCCATTGCGGATGTCGCATGGCGGTCCTTACTGTCAGGAGTGCTTATTGGTACGGCGTGATGTAGAAGTTCTCGCGCTTCACGGTTGAGGCGTATTCGAAAATCTTGTCACCGGGTGAGATCAGCTGCTGATCTTCATGAGATGCAGTGCGGTAGCCGTCACGATGGTTTTCCAGAGCTGACGTTTCGACGTTGGCTTTCAGAACCATCTCGCCGCCGTCTGTCTCATGATCAATAGTATCGATATAACCGCGGTACATCGGCTCGACGTGCAGAAGCTCACGTGTATCCGGATCGAAATAAGCATCGGACAAGATGACCGTGCGGCCCTTGTAGTCGACACTTTCGATCTGAGCTAGCTTATCAGGCGTCACACCGCAGCCGTGGGCATGCTGATTGTGATCGGCAAAGCTTCAGCACCCATCTGATACGGTGGCTCTTCAAACGCGATCAACTGGTTGGGGATATAGGTGTTGCCATTCCAAGTGAACTCGGACGAACCGTTCCACATGTACCAAAAGCCGGTACCGAACTGGAATTCGCCGAGTGAGCGCACAACAATGCGCCCCTCTTCCAGCAATTGCTGTAGACGAGTTGGGAAAGCCATTACTTCGGCACCTCAATCAGCTGAAAACTTGCCGTGGGTCGCGGACCTTTCGACATTTGAAAGCTATCCTTCACAAGCCGCGCATTCATTTCAGGCTGCTTGAACCGAGCCGTTGCACCTGATGCGATATATGACGCAATCGGCTGATCGACCTTAACTGTGATCGTGGTGCTTACTGCTGTTGCCCCACCGCCATAGGCGATCTGCAAGAACTGGCGATAATCTCCGCTCTTCAGCGAGAACATATCACCGTCCAACAGCTGCAAACCTGGAACAACGCCGGTTAGCTGAACAGTATAACCGTCGGTCACTGTTCCGCGCGAGGCTGTACCAGTGATGTGCGAATTATTCGGGTCACCCCAATAAGCGCGAGGGATGCAAATATGCTTCGGACGATAAACAATCGTCTCCATCCCGCCCTTCGCTGAAGCAATAAACGCCTGAAGCTGAACAGCCTCGCTGGCCTTCATCGGCAGTGTTTCCATATCAACGGTTCGATATGGATCAACAAATTCTACCGTCGATATAACCCGACCGCCGAATTTCGTCTGGCTGGTCGGATTATTTAGCATCGGGTATGACGGCACAAAGCGGACGTTTGAGATAAGGTCGATCATCGCACTAACCCTCTCCGGCTGGCCTGCTTGCTATCCCGAGCAAAGCGCATCGGGCCTGACTTGTCGTACTGCCGAAGTCCCTGACTAACTCCGTCACTGACAACCGCGCGGATGTAATCATCACCGCTCGCACTCGCGACGTTGATGTTAATCTGTGGGGCTGCTTGTGCTGCGCTTGTCCTTTGCGGTGAGCTTAGGATCGGCATTGATGGAGCGCGCAAGCTTGGTGTGCCAGTAGCAAACGCAGGTAAGCGATCCTCGTTGATCGCTTCCAGCAAACCGCGATATTTGGCTGTCGAACGAGCGTTCGTGATGAACTCTCTGTTCGACACTTTCGCGAGGATGCTGTCACTGCGACCTGTTCCAGGTCCGCGGATGAGGCCGGGTCCGGGGCGCGAAGGCGTTCCATTGGCAAACTTTGGCAGTCCGCCGTCTTTGAACCCCATAAACCCGCCGAACAGGCTTCCTGACTTGCCAAACAGGCCTTCGAAAAGGTTGTTCAGCGTCATGTCCAGCAACTTATCGATCAGCTTTTGAACAGCATCTGTCAGGGCATCAACAGCGTCTTTTCCAGATGCCAGATCAGTAACCAATCCCTTGAACGCATCAAGTTCGGTGCTGCGCCATTCCGAAGACTTCTGCCTTAGCTCGCCCTGCGCCTCGTTGAGCTTGTTAGCTTCAGCCGTAGCAAGGGCCCACTGCTGAGCAGTCTGGGCAATTTGCGACCTGAGTTCAGGAGTGATGGCAATGCCAGCCTTTTGAGCTGCATTGAGCAGTTCCTGTTCCGTGCGAGCCTTTTCAGCTGCAAACCCGTAGTCGTCGATTAGCGGGTTAATCTGACGAAGCGCCTCAGTCTCGGCGACCAGTGCCGCTGTGCGATCATTCGTTTCACGAACATCATTGTTAAACTTGTCTTCAGGCGTCTTCTTCTGGCGCTCTTTTTTAGGCTTCTTGCCTTCAGCTGTACGAGATTCTTGTGCGGCAACATTTGCGCGCGCGATGGCATCGATCTGCTGCTCAGTAAGAGCTATGCCATCCTTCGTCGCTGCGTTTCGAACCTTCTGACGCTCCATCTCGAGCGTGTGTTCTTTCTTGTTCAGCGCAGCCAGACGAAGCTGGTCACGTTCATACTCATTCGCGGCTTCACGCTGCATGATGTATGGATCTTTGGCAGAACGCGTGGAACGGTCTTCGATAACTGCCCTTGCGCCGGTAACCGCAGCAAGATCTGCGGCAGCGCCTCGTGCAGCAGTAGAAACCATAGCCAACCGATCAAGGATCGGTCCAATGGCGTCAGCAACTTCCTGAAAGTTGTAGTCAGCATTCGCCATTGCGAACAGCGACTGCTTTGCCTCATCCGCGGAAACTGTTCCCTCGTTTACACCGTCGCGAAGACGAGCAAGCTCATCATATTGCTCTGGCGTGATGAGGCTCATCGACGAGACTTGAGCGAACGAAGCCAGCATGTTCACCGCTGCTTCACGAGCATCATCAAGCGCCACGACCGACGCTTCA